CATTAACAACAATCCCGGCCTTTTACAGATGGCTGCTTCATTCCTGCATCACCAATATGGCCCAATTCCAGTCCTTACATCTGACGTTGGCAATATCCAACAAGGTTTGCAGGCTAGAGGATACGGCAAAGGCTTGCCGCTTAATGTCTGGAACACCAACTGGCAGCAAGCTCTTAACCAACACGCTTACGATGTAACTACTGCTCCTAGTTTTGGTAACGTTAAATCTCTTCCATTGTGGGAACACGTTATTAACGAGATTAACGTACCGGGTTGGTCTTCAACCATTGTTCACTCTGTAGCAAATTACGTACAGCACATGCCTGCCATGGGTCGGCAGTTGCTTTCTGATCTTGCTGGTGGCGTAGCCGCAGACTTTACAACTAACCCATTGGGCAATGGCAAGGCTTATCTCAACAAAGAAGCGTCAGTTTCTTCCGGTGTTGAAAATGCGCTTGGTGGCAAGGCTGATAAAAATCAGATTGCGTTAAATGAAAACCAACGTTTAGTTGGCGATCTTGGTAACCTTCTTGGACTTGTTACTCTTGCCGGCACAGGTAAAGCAATGGCCACATCTGTAGGTGCCGTTGGCAAGTCATTACTTGCAGATACTGCTGCAAAAGAAAGCGTACCTGCTGCCGCTAAAGCGTTATTGACTCGTTCATTGCCAGAATCTGCTGCATCTACTCCGACATTCTTTGTGTCAAAGAGCCTTTATCAAGGTGGAGTTGAAGGCGCTAAAGGTACAGGTCTATTGCGCTGGATGGAAAATATCCCAGTAGCAAAGCGCTTGCTTCCTGCTATTGATGCAATGGATACACCCGGCTCAATGTATTATAGATTTGCAATGCAAAAAGCATCGCTAATGAAAAACCCTATTTGGCAAGTAGCCGCTCAGGCTCAAGCCAAAGGATCATTAGCTGGTCTTGGTCTTGTCGGCATTGGTGAGGCAGAGAAGAAAGCCGGCATTAACGAGCAGGATGCCAACCTTGCAGCTCCGTATCAAGGCACATTGGCCAACGTAGCCAATGGTCTTTCAATGTTCATGGGTCACCCAACCATTGGTTTAAAGGCTAGCCAGAATGTTGGTCAAGTTGTTGACGCTGCGCATGGCGCATTAAGCGATGCTCTTGGTCCAATTAACATGGATTATGTTCTTAAAAAAGGCTTGGGTATTTCCCTAGCCGATCTTCAAAAGAATCTTGGCCATGAAAACGTTAACGATCACTTCCTTAACACTAAAGTTAACCAGTACGCTGCTTCGCATTATGCCGATGAAATGCTTTCAGATGCTATTAAAAATGGCACAGTAGATCGCAATAGCATACAAGCACAGACCATGTTTAAGCAGTATGAGCATGATGCTCTTAATGATCCAACGGGTATTCTTGCACCCACTCGCGACTCACTTATTCGCCAGCCAGACGTGCTTGCAAATTACTTTAGAAAAGACTTTGCTGGTCAGTTGGGCGCAAATGTCCGTAAAGGCGTAACTGATAGTTACGACATTAACGACAAAAACAAAGAGCGCTTTTACAATGCTATGCGCAACCTTTTTTCAACCAAGTCCGACATGTCAGTTCTTCTTTCTGCCGAAAATCGCAACCTTTTGCATGGCTCTCGCACTCAAGCAAATGTCGAAGATGTTCTTTCTAACGCATTGCGTGAAGACTGGGGCAAGCGTCAAACTCCATTTAACGCTCTTGTTAAGAGCAAAGTTGAGGCTCAGCCACTTGCCGAAGGCTCAAAGGCAATGGTTTATCAGGGCAAAGCACAGCCGCCTTTGTACCACGTTAACCGCAGCGTTAGCGAATACATGCCAGATCCAGCAAGCCTTGAGTCTAATACTCGTTTTGGCAAAGGCATTAAAGCAACAGAAGATGCTGCTATTGCAGGTCGTGATCGCACTAATGTGTACACGCTTCGTTACAACCCAGTAAACAATGAAGAGCCAACTTTTCTTGATTTAACTAAGCGTGGTCAGGCACCAGCAGTTACTGCTAAATTGCAGGCCTTACAAGGCACTGGCGCTACGCGCAATGAACTTGGTTTAATTGGCAAAACTCCAAAAGAGTATAGCCCTGAATACAAGACATTTGCCAAAATGCTCAAGAACAAGGCAGATTATTCTGGCTCAGATATTCTTGATGCTTACCGCAGCGCTCTTAAAGCCGCTGCCCGCATTAGTCCACAAGAAATTGATAAGCGCATTGCAGATGTTACAAGCGCTGCAATGACAGCAGATGGTCATGCTGGATTTAAATTTACAAACCGTGCTGGTAATGTAACCCACGTGGTCAATAGTGACCGTGCTATTGCCAATATGACCCAGCTCGACTCTTCCCTTACTAAAGACAGTATTATTCCGGCTTACCTTAGAGCTAACAATGTTAACGGACAAGGTGTAATCGGCCTTGCCCGTAATGATACTTTTATTCAGCAAGATGCTCAGAAGGCTGCCAATGCTTTCTTTAGCCGCTTAAATAAAGCAGGCTATGATCAAGAAGTTGCGCAAGCGCAATCAACTTTGCAACTTGAAGGCAAGCAACTTGCCAAAAACCCAAACATAGAACTTAATGCCCCGCTTCCAAAATTAGATCCACAAAACCTTAACAAAGAAGCACTCAATGTGCTTAACGAGGCTCGCGGTATTCTTATTAAGAAGTTGGGCTTTGACTCACTTCAAATCAATAAGTTGGATCCAATTGGCGCAGTTTCTTTGCTTTATCGCGAGTCACATGGTTTAGCGTCTGAGGCTATGTTGCCTGTTAACGCGCCAAAGGCAGCGGTTGATGCAGTTGCGCGTTTGGCCCAGAAGGGCTATCGCCCTGTTCTTGGTACAGATATTGGCCATGCCTATGAGGCACCAATCCTGCACCCAGTTATCGCAGATCAACGCACATCACTCCTTCGCCGCGCAGCCCTTGCGCTTAAGATGGATCCAACTAAGATCAGCGATATTTCTGTGGCACAATCACGCGATACTGCCGTTAAGCAAGAAGTTGATCGCCTCTTTGCCTCTGGCAAAGTGCAGCCAGTAATTGGCGATAACTCAAGCACGATTGTTAATATCCTTCGCGATTACGCGCGTTCTGGCTCACAGATCAACAATACCGGCAATAAAGTTGCCAATGCTATTCGAGGCTGGGGACAAGGCCGACGCGATCAGTTAATTACTCAGCTCATGGGCGATACAAGCAACCTTACGGTCAAAGAAGAGCGTGAATTGCATGATGCTGCCGTTGCCAAAGCAAATGAAATTCTTGGCTCTCAGCGCCGTATGTCTGATCTTAGTTACAAGCAAATGGTCAAGGCTCTTACGCAACCAATCGCAAAGGGTGCCAAGGACTATCTTGGAGATGTAACGGAACGTTACTCAAAAGAAGATGCTGCTAAGATTGCTAAGGCGGTCATGGTTGGTATGGCTAAATCTCCGGGTTACACAATGGGTCTTGGTAAAGGCGAAGACTTTATTCGCGCATCCGGTGCAATGGCTACCAACGCAACCGCTTCATTCTTTGGCAAGGTTCCTTTGCTTAAAAATTACAAGATTGGTGAAGGCCCAATCGCAGCAGCGATTACTGCCCTTCCAAGTAACCTCACTGCGCTTCGTAACCAATGGCGTTTTGATCTTAACCCTATCTTTGCCTACCGCCGTTTGGCCAAAACAAATATCAAGGCTGCTACTGAAGGCGTTCCGCTTACTCGCAATCCTTATGAGGCAATGACAAATCTTGGTATTAAGGACGAGGCGTACAGCATCCTTGGCCGTACTATGCCAAAGGTATATGCAAAGGCTCAAGAGTTAGATACTCTTGATCGCTTCTTGCAGCAGAATGACATATTTGGCATTTACAACCCAGCGCACAACATGGCTTGGCAGGCATACCACCTCAAGCAACTTGGCCTATCTGACGCTGAGATTACGCAGAAGCTAGAGAAGATCAACACCTATGGTGACCGTACCCCACTTGAGCGTACAGTCAACACGATCTTCTATCCATTTTCGTTCAACAAAACTTTATACAAGAACATCGGTGGCTACCTGCTAGACCATCCGGGCGAGAACGCTTTGCTTAACGTGGGTTTTCAATTATACAACCATCTTGATCCTAACAATCAAGATCCAAACAATGGTTTGCAAGCATGGTTTAATAAGCATTTGCCTTTGATCCAAGATTTTCAGAAACTTAATGCCTTTGAACATGGAACTGGCTTAGGCCAGTTTGGCGGTATTAACGCGCCATATTTGCAAAAGGCACCATACATTAAAGAGTTTATGAACCTCTTTAGCCCACAGGCTATTACGCCTGCCAATGCTCCGGGCGCGCTTAAGACTCTCACCAATATGGTCCCAGCACTCAATGAGTTGAATGGCCTACTCTTTAACGTCAACCTCAATACCGGTGCTGCGCAAGCAGGCGGTGTTGGTTCAGGTCGCTTGATCGAAACTGGCAAGGTTGGCTACTGGGCAGCAAAGAACCTTGTTGAACATTCAGTTGATCTAGCAAATCATTTGCTTGGCAAGAAAACAGATCGCACTTATTACACATCTGTCTTGCCAGATAGCGCTCAGATTCAAGCCGGTGTTGATGCTGTCACTTCGCTTAAGGCTCAGCTTGCACCATTGGTCGGCAGTGGCCAAACATGGCCTAAAGTTGCTGGTGTACCAAAGGATGTACAGGGTTTGCCATATAACGCAACAAGTTTTGAATTATACGCACACGCTCTTTACCCAGCATATACGCCGGGCGCTGGCGCTGGCGTAGCCATTCAAAAACAATCCGCTGCATTGGATTTTGTACAGCGTTTGCAAGGCACATTCCGTTATGACGCATATAACCAGTTTAATACCATTGCAAAGTCTGCCGTAACTAAGTTGGCAAAAGTAACAGATGCTAACTCAATTCAAGCAATCGCAACACCATTGCGCGCTTTGGCTGTCAACATTGCAGAACAAGATCCAAAGTTTACAGTGTTCTATAATAAATTCTATGAAAGTGCCTTAGGTCCAATTGAAGGGTTTACCAAATAATGGCTATTAAACCAAAACAAAACATTACGGTTGATCCTTCGGTTGCCGCAGCAGCGGCAGCATTGGGCGGTGGCAGCACCGCTGCTACCACATCAGTAACCTCTGCCAAGGCACAGGCAAATACCCCTATCAGAAATGATTACGGTTTTGTTGTCAACGGCAAACAGCCAGCAACTCTTACTTTGGCACAACTTAAAACAGCCCTTGCTGATTCTACAAATAACGCACCAGCCATTATAAAAATGACTCGCGATGTTGGCAGCGTACCAAACGGTCCTTTAAGCACACTTGGGACAATAACATTAGATGGCAAACTTAGTCCAGTTGAGCAAAACGCTCTTGGAACATATGCCCTTGGTGTTGTCAATACAACCAAAGGTGGACAGCCTGCCTCTATTGCAGATGCGGTAACAAACAGATTGACCCCACAGTCAATTAGCCCATATGCAATTAACTCAACAATTAATCTTAAGAACATAGATCGTCCAGATATTGCTGCGGTCAAGGCAACAGTAACTGATCTTTATGAGCAGCTTCTTGGCAAGAAAGCGGACGATGCTACAACAACTAAGTGGGCGCAAGTTTATGATAACTATGCAGCCAGCCGTCCAACATCTCAAACCACTGGCGCTGTTACATATGGCTTGCAAACAGTCCCATCGGCTGCGGGTGGCGCAGGATCTAATCGTTTGATTCGTTCAGGACAGCAAGAAACTACTGTAACAAATAACCTCACCGCATCAGATTTTATTAAAAATCAAATTGTTGATTCTGGCGATTACAAGGCTTTCCAAGCCTCTGGCGCTGCAATGAATTTACTTTCTAACATGGCTGCAAAAGAAGCGGGTGTTGCATAATGGCTGACAAACCAAAAGTTACGTCTTCTCAAGTAGCAGCAGCGGAGCCGGGTCTTGGCAGTATTCTTTCCCCCGGATCAGATTTTGCTAAAATTCTTCACGATCAGAATGGCGCTCAATATGCCTTCTGGAAAACAACGGATGCTAACCTGCCCGGCGTTAAAGACGGCACTGGTTATTCCCTTTGGAAGTTTATTAACGATGCTGTTGATAAAGGTTGGATCAATGCAACCGATCCAACAAACTTTGAAAATGGCTTACGTAGTACCGATTGGTTTAAAGCCAATGGTGCGCAAGCCTTACAGGCTGCTGCCGACAAAGCCTTATCGTTAGATGCTAACGGAAACGTATTACCAAACAGCAAATACGGCATGGAACTTCAACGCCGTATTGATGGCATTAGTGCAGTTGCAACCCAGCAAGGTTATAAACTTAGCCCAGAAATTCTGCAAGGTCTTGCCGAAGGCAGCCTTATGGATGCTTACGATCCAAATATTTATGGATCTGGCGATTACCAATCTGGCTTGCAAAGCAAGATCGTTGCTGCTGCGCAAAGCGCAGGCATTGCTCTTACCGGTGGAACTGGCGCTCAGTCAGGTATTGGTCTAGTTAATCAGCTCAAGGCGTACGCAGCCGACATGGGCGTTGCCATGCCAGATAGTTTTTATACGGATGCTGGCAACAAAATGGCAGATCCAAAATCTGGCGTTACCTATGATACTTTTGCAGGCAACATTAAAAATTATGCAGCATCAAAGTATTCTGGTTTTTCAGGACGTATTAATCAAGGTGAAACAATTAAAAATATCGCCGCTCCTTATGTTCAGGAATTTCAAAACATACTTGGCGTTCCGGCTGATAGCGTTAACTTAAGCGGAAGCACGGGCGATAGCGCTTTGATTAACAAAGCTCTTCAAGGCACCATTGATCCAAATACAGGGCTAGGTACTCCTATGCCAATTTGGCAATTCCAGCAAACTCTTCGTCAAGACCCACGCTGGAATAGCACACCAGATGCTCAAAACGCAATGGGCAGCATTGTTGAAAACCTAGGCAAAATGTTTGGAAAAATCTAATGGCACTTATTGATGAATTAGATCCTAGCGAGCGAGCAGCATTACAACGTGCTCAAGCAGCAGCAGCTAAGGCAGCAGCAGCAACACCAACTGTAACTGCACCGGCTCCTGCAATGACAGATACTCAAATGGAGCGTCAGATTGCGACAGCAGCAACCGCTACCACGCCTGCTAAAACTGCTACACCTGCTACGCCTCTTTCCACAAATGCTAAAATTGCCGCAACTATTGCTGCATACGCTGCCGCTCATCCAGCACCAGCAGGAACGCATTATGGTCAAACGCTTGGTTCAGATGGCAACCCAATTCTTTATAAAGATTTTCCTACAGCCGCAGCAGGCGGAACAGGCGCAGGCGGGGGCGCAGGCGGGGGCGCAGGCTCAGGCTCAACAGGAACAACTACCGGCACTGGCACTGGTAACACTGGCACTGGAACAACAATAAATCCAAATACTGTTACGGATTATCTTGCAGCAGCACAGCAACAGTTAATTAACTGGGGTATTCTTAACGCAAACGATCCAAACTCAGCCGATCTAATGAAACAAATTACGACCCTTGCTCAGCAAGGTGCGCAGCCAGATACTATTGCTCTTACTATTCAAAACTCAAAAGCATATGCTGCTCGATTTTCTGGTAATGCTGCGCGTGTAGCCAATGGTCTTTCCGCGTATGATCCAGCATCATATTTGCTTGCTGAACAAAATTATAGTCAAATTCTTAATGAGGCTGGCGTTGGTCCGCAATATCAGACTCAAGCATTTTTTGCCAATTTAATTGGAAAGAACATAGGAACGACTACGCTTCAACAGTATGTCAATATGGCTAGTGATTTAGCAACAACATCAGATCCATATTTGCTACAAACAGCATCTCAACAGTATGGCTTAAATAAGGGCGATCTTATCGCTCACTTCCTTGATCCAAATACTGCCCTTCCAATTATTCAACAGCAGTTTGCCGCAACTCAAACATCAGCCGAAGCTGCTCGTCAAAACCTTGCTCTTAATCAACAGAACGCTATGACCCTTGCCGCGCAAGGTGTAACACAGCAACAAGCACAAGCAGGTTTTGCAACCATTGGTAGCCAACTTGCTCAACAGCAACAGTTGGCAAGCATGTACGGCATGGGTGCTGAAAAAATGGGCAATGAATTAACTGCCGCTCAATTTAATTCAAACATCGGCGGCGTTAGCGCTGCCCAAGCACAGCAAGATATAACGCGCCTACGCGCACAGGAAGTTAACCAGTTCTCTGGTTCATCCGGTGCAGCCAAGGGCAGCCTCTACACAGAGGATCAAGGCGTTAGTTAACTAGGTTCCATCACCACCCATTGGCATGGTGATGTGTAACTAAAGACCAAGAGTAGGAGCCAAACCTCTTTCCCCTGAGAGAATTTGTGGCCTGCGTCAACCAAACAGAAAAGGGAGTGCCACATGGCAGACCAATACGAAGACGATGACTTTGATCTTGAAGAAGATCAACCATCGCAAACCCAAGACCAAAACGGTCCAGCAAATCTACGCAAGGCTCTTAAGCGAGCAGAGCGTGAAAAGAAGGAACTGGCTGATCAGCTAGCTTCTATTCAGGCAGACCTTCGTGGTCGTTCAGTCAAGGAAGTATTGGAACAAAAAGGTGTACCTACCAAGGTAGCCAAATTTATTCCTACCGACGTAAGCACGCCGGAACAGATTGATGCATGGTTAAACGAGAACGCTGATGTGTTCGGTTTTGCTGCGCCTGAATCTGCTTCATCGGAAGAACCAACACCAAATGCTAGAGAAACACAGCGTATCAATACCGCTCTTCAAAACGCAAATACCCCATCTCGCGATGCAGATACTGCCGCGAAATTGGCTGGCGTTAAAACCAGAGAAGAACTTGACATGCTCGTTTTCGGCCAAAAGGTAAGTGGCTCACGCCGATAAAAACCCATTCGACACTAGACCCTATAGAAAGTAGGTGACACAATGGCAAATCAATATACCGACTCAGTTGGCTCTACCTCTGGTATTCCCGGATTAGTACAGACCGCGTATGATCGTTATGTAGAGTTTGCACTCCGTGCTGTCCCACTTATCCGCGACGTTGCAGATAAGCGCCCAGTACAGCAGGCTATGCCCGGCTCATCTGTTGTATTCCAGATTTACACAGATATGTCAGCAGTTACAACATCTCTCTCAGAAGATGTTGATCCAGATGCAGTTGCACTTGGAAACACAACCCCTGTTACCGTTTCGCTCCTTGAATACGGTAACGCATCACTCGCAACTCGTAAGCTCGAGTTGTTCTCACTCTCAGATGTAGATCCAGCCATCGCAGACATTATTGCGTTCAACATGGCTGACTCACTTGACACAGTTGTGCTCAAGACACTTGTTGGTGGACCAAACGCTATTGCTGAACTTACAGGCGGTTCAACCAACCCTGTATCAACATACAATGGCAACTACACCAACGGTACAACTCAGGCTAGCATCGACGGCACATCAGTCATTCGCTCACGCGATATTCGTACTGCTGTTGCTAAGCTCCGTGCTAACAAGGCTGTCCCACGTCAGGGAGAATACTACTGGTGTGGTATCCACCCAGAAGTTTCATACGACCTTCGCTCAGAAACTGGCGCAGGCGGATGGCGTGATGACCACAAGTACGCTGAGAACGGTGCTTCTGAATTTTGGCCGGGCACTATCGGAACATACGAAGGTGCTATGTTCGTAGAATCACCACGTTTGTTCAACACAACAGACGGAACTGGCTCAACAGGTGCAACAGG